AAACAGTATGAGCCGACAAAAAATCAAGCTCCTCCACAGGACGCGGGGTCATGGAATCGGTTGTAGTTGTAATACCAATTCTCGCCCATTCCTTAATCAAGCTTTCAGCATTGAAATAAGGTAGTGCAGCGTCAGACACGGTCCAGGTATTATCATCCCCACACAAGGCGAGGGCTAGTTCACTATCAAATTTTTCATAAGAACATAGCTCATCTGGAACTATCATTATCCAGCCATACGCTAACAGCATGAATAAGATTAACGTGTTATCTGAAATGGTATTCACGGAGCCTGAGGGATTACCTCCAGTCTTCCGAACAAAAACACCATCAGACGTAAGGATCACAGTATTTATAAGGTTACGATAATACTCAAGCAACCTCTCCTTATTCTCAGGAGTCTGATCCTGGGGTCGTAGCATATTCCAACGGAACTGCGCACACCCCCACATAAGGTAGGCTCGCAATGAAGAGTCATACTGACTCTCATCCAATGCGAATCCATTTGGATGGCGCTTCAATTTACGAAAAAGAGCGTCCCAACCTGCCTTCAAGGGGGAAAAACCCACAACACTTGCACTCTTGAGATGACTAGCATAAAACTTCTGATTCATGTCTTCAAAAAGACGATTACCATGCAAAGTCATCTCAATGGGACCAGCTGTGAAGGTGCGTATACTATTCGCATCTATCTTCACACGGGGGCGAACTTCTTCCTTTAAAGAGTTGCCAAACACAGCTACATACAATGGATCTCGTAGCCGCTCCCAATCATCCACCATAAATTGTGAAAAATCTTTCCAATCATCAATCATGGCACGCTTCTTAGCGTATTTCCGTGTCCAGGGGAACCCAGGGGAGGTTGTTTTATCAACACCCTCAACCACTTCATCAAGTTCCTTCACTCTGGAATTTTGCATGTAAGGGCCAAAATGTTTCTCCGTCCAATTCATGGCGGTATTAATGGCAAACACTTGCTCTGTGCTTAGGGCGGAACATCCTTCGCATATTTAGCAAGTGAAATATAAGCAGCTTCTCTATTAGGAACTGGAAGCCCCCATTCTGTTCTATCAACCTTTTTATCGGAATCATTCTCAAAACGGGCAACGTTCATATCCAAATATCTTCTGTTCTTCCCAGTAAAATGCTTGGGGACAGATCCTAGACATGGAAAATAATCGTCGGTCAAATATTCATTATGGAGTGAGCTAGGGCTAGCGGATGGCGAGAAATCTCTCTTAAACTCATCCGGATATCTCCCCCACCATTCCTTCCCAGGCTCTAAAAGCTGGGAAGGAAGGGGGGGATTCACTGAAAAAGCATACTAGCCAAAACAGGTGCATTAGCCTTAAAACGCTTAATGCGATCTTCTGTCATAGGCTCAAACCGGTTCACTTCAGTGCCACCGGCAACGTGGGTTCCAACCACAGCTCCATCACTTACAGCTATTACTAAGCCGCCGCAATCACCA